GAAATTCACCGCCGGACCCACGCAGCCGGTGGAAATGCTGGAGTGCTGGGAGGGGTAGATCTTGCCGTACTCCGCGTCCAGGGTGGGGGTGTGGTAGAACACGGTGGTGTTGGCCCGGGAGGGCTCCCGGAATACCCACAGGGCGTTGTTGCCCGCCGCCAGACCCCGGACCGGCGCCGGGTCCAGGCCCTCGTCGTAGTAGTCCAAGTCGCTGCAATAGGTGGGGTCCTCCAGCGCGCAGTGCCACACCCGGTTGGGGAAGGCCGGATTGCCGCTGAAGAACACCCGGTTGTCAAAAATCTGCAGCAGGGTGCAGCCGGTGATCTGCTGCCGGTATCCGGGGACTGTCTTCCGGAACCGGACGGAAACATTGTCCTGTCCGTCGGTCAGAGGCGCTTTCGGCGCTTCGGCGAAATACACTCTGCCGGTTTCGTAGTCCACGGCAGCCTCCGCCTCCACACCATCCACCGTGACCACGGGTTCGTAAGCTTCGTCCAGATCCCTTGCGTCCAGCACATATTCGGTGCTTACCCCGTCTGCCAGGAAGGTGTTGATCCGCAGGGGCGTGAGCAGATTCACGTCCTCGTGGACGGTGCCGCCGCCGGAGGGCCGCCGTCCGATGGAGGTGGTGGGCACGTAGCCCTCCACCTCCCGGACCGTGTCCCCATCCCGGTACAGATAGTGCGCTCCGTCCATGAAGTACCACACATTGCCGTACAGAAAGCCCCGGCTCCGCTTCGGCAGCAGCCCGGCGTACAGCAGTCTGCTTTTTTCCTCCCGGACCTCCCAGAGCTTGCTGCCGCTGTGGACCAGCATGGCATCCCGGTCAAAGAACACCCCGTAGACCGTCTCTTCAAAGGGAACCTTCTTTTCAAGACCCGGCCGGGTCCGGATGCCCTCCAGTTCCCGGTAGTCCCGCCAGAGGTTCAGGCAGTCGGGGCTTCTTGTCAGGCTGCATTCCCCGCTTCGGAAGTCTGCGCCGCGAAAGCCCCGGTAGGTTCTTATGATCTGCTGCGCCATCAGACAGCCACCCCGCCTTCGATGCAGATGCCGCCCAGCCGGTACCGGTGGTCCAGCCGCCCCAGCTGCTCCTCATACCGCCGGGAATACTCGCGCCCGTAGTTCGCGGACACGTCGCTTTTCAGCAGGTCCCCGGCCACGCCCCAGGGCATGATCTCCAGAGCGTCCCGGCTCAGCTCAAATTCGTAGCTGTCCTTCGTCTTTTCCGTAATGGCCTCCGGGTAGACAAAGCAGTCCACTTCCAGCGTGCCGGATTCCAGCATTTTCAGCACCGTACCCTGGGCCTTCACCGCGTGCCGGACCCCGGACACCAGCTCCAGCTGGTAAATGTCATAGCCCACAGCCTTTGCAAGGTCTTCAAGCGTCAGCACCTCCCCGGCCTTTACGGGAAGCTCGGCATATTTGGGGATCTTCCGGAACCGGGCCAGCTCAAAGAGGATCTGGTTGATCACCGTGTGGAGCTTCGCCTGAATGTCCGGGTCATCGGTGAGGCAGGGGCTGTCGGGGGAAAGCTCCTCGATCAGCGACAGTACCTTCTGTTTCATTTCCTTCAGGGTCATTTTCTCACTCCCTTCTTAATTTCGTAGGGCGTGGCCATGGCCACGCCGACCAGGTTGCCACCTTTGCACCGCTATTTAAGCGGCTCTGTTTTCGATACCGGGTCGGCGCGGCCATGGCCGCGCCCTACAACGTCCCCGGAGGCTGCAACATATTTCAAAATGGTTTCCACCGCTTCGGCGGCTTTTTCTTCTCCCGCGGCTCTCAAATGTCCTGCGAACCGCTTCAGGGTTCCCTGAAAGTGTTCCATGTTCCTGTCAGCCCTCCTTATGGGTCAGGCCGTACAGCAGCTCCTCCGCCACCACCACCAGTGAGAACAAAACCAGCAGCACCAGGAGCACCAGAAGGATGCCCAGCAGCACCGGCCAGAAAAGAAAGACCAGCAGCTTCCAGATATCGTCCCCCGGCCCGCAGGCTTCCGTCAGGGCCCAGCCTGCGGCAAAATACAATACGATCCAGACAAGATTGATCCAGCTCATTCCTTCCTCCCTCAAACCAGCATCGGGAACACCGCCAGATAGTACAGGGCGATCAGACCGTACAGCCCCGCCGCAGCCCATGCGGTCATTCTGGCACTTGTGCAGCCCCTGTTCTTCCAGAGAACGCCAAGGGCTGCCGCCATTGCGACCAGCTTCACCAGAGAAAACAGCACAGGATGGGGAAGCAACGCCGCCATCACCGGGTTGGCTTCCTGATAGCCCAGCCCTGTCAGGTGGAGCGTGGCGACCAGGTCAATGATATTGCCTGTCCAGATAATCATGATCGGTATTCTCATAGGCATTTAAGTCAGCGTAAACCTTGCGCCGTAGGTTCCGTTTTCGCCGCCGATCTCGAATCTATAGAGCACATTGCCTTCGCCATATCCAGTTGCCAGATATTGCGTCATAGACGGAAGCTCGACCACAGCGGTGTTGAGGCCCATCGAGATCACGCCGCCCATGGCAGCCATGGTGAGCTTTACGAAGCCTGCCTCCAGCATGGCCTTCAGGGTGTTGAAGGTGGTCTGGCTGATGGTAACGGTTTGGTCGTAGCCCGGGCCGGTGACCTCCGGGAAGCCCAGGGTGCGGGTGTCGATGACCGGGATGCCGGAGCCGCCGCCCGCCGGAGGCTCCATCCACTGCAGTCCTTTTTCCGCCACGGTCAGGACCCTGCCCACATCCGTTTCTTCAAAATCGGGAACACACCTGCTGTCAAAGAAGCCGTCGTTGACCAGATCCACAGTCCTGTCGCTGCGGACAAGGGCCTCGACCGTGCGGGTGTAATAGCCCTTGTTATAGCCGCCGTAGCCGGTGGTGGAAAAGACCGCAGTGCTTTGGGTTGCCTGGAACAGGGGCAGAAGGTCCGCTTCGTTTTCCGCAGGCAGCCGCAGCTGCACGACCTTTCCGGCGTTGGCAGAGTCCAGGATCTGCTCAGGGGTGTGGCTGGAGCGCATGGTCACCGGGTCCACCGTTACGCAGACCACGCCGGTCTCCACCCGGGCCAGCTTTTCCTCCACGAAGTCCTCGGTGGCGTAGCCCTCGGGCACCTGCGTCAGATAGCTTCCCCTGGGCTGGTAGCCCTCCCGTACCCACTGCTCGGTGGCATAGCCGCTCAGATCCACTTCCCCGCCGCCCATTGCAGCCTGTTCGATCTTTTCTTCCACGAAGCCCTCAGTGGCATAGCCTGCCGGAACCTCGGTCAGATAGCCGGAATCGTTCGCAAGCTGGGAAACCTTTGTAGGCAGTTCGGTTTTCTGCGCATAGCCACTCAGATCTTCCCCGTCATCCAGGTATCGGCACTCTGTAAATACATTGTGCCGGATATTGTCCTCGCCCTGAGAGATCAGGGTGCATTTCCAGACAAGATCATTTGCCCGGACAGAAAACTCAACAGCCACCCGGGAATAGAGCGTACCCATATCGTCTGTGCTGATGTGGGTCACCGTGTAATACTCCCGGATCTCATCTCCCTCCGATTCTCCGGTATACATCAGCATAACCACAGGCAGCTGCCCCTGCAGGCCCTTCTGCCACACCGCAGCGAGCGATCCGGCCGTCACAGAAAACTGTTCAGCCGTCCATCTGTCTCCCGGGAGCCGGGATGGCGTTTGAATGACCGCATCCGGCCCATTTCCGGCCTGGGCCAGCTTCCCCTCCAGCTCCCGCTTGTCATCTTCCGTCAAAATTCGAATTGCCATACATTCCTCCTTATTTTCTAGTACCCCCGCGTAGGGGCGACCCTTGCGGTCGCCCGGCGGTACCGGTTACGTATGTGCCGGAAGCTCCGGCGAATTCGGAAGATCTCCGTGCCGGGCGACCGCAAGGGTCGCCCCTACGCGTTCTGTTTCCCGATTACGCTTCTTCCGCATCCATCAGAATGCTGATGGCCGTGACCCGGCAGGAGCCGGTATAGGAGCCGCTGGAATTGTTGGCGTAGACGCCCACCTTGTATTCGCCGCTGAGGCCCGAGATGTCCAGGGTCAGCACTCCGGAGGCGGC